ATGCCTCTAAGTCATTGGTATCCATAGGGGTAAAATTAAGAAAACTTTTTGTAATTTTGGGATGTATTTACATTTACAATTAAAATTATGGAAACGGGGATTGTTAATAAAATAATGATCGGCAAAGAAATGATACCTGATGGTGTCATGGCGTTTACTGTTGGTCATTTCTACTTAAAAAAATCTATTCAGATTTCTAAAGTCTTAGAGGTAGTCGATCAAGAGGGGATACGTTGGTTAGAGGTTTACGTTAAAAAAACGGCAGATCAAGACGGCCTTCTGTATTTATGGTGGAAAATAAGTAATGTATTACGTATTCAGTATCATATTAATTTCAATGATTAAAAATTATGGAAGCAAATCAAATTACACCAATCGGTAAGAACATTTTATTGTTTTTCCAAGAGAAAGAAGTGAATGACAAGATTAAATTCGATTCAGGGGTAGAGTTTTATCTTGACACCTCGTTTCAACCTACTTTTTCAGCAAAAGATTCAGGGGTTGCTGTTTCAACCGTGAAAAAAACTTATATCCCGGATGGTGCAAGAATTTTCGTAGATTATTTAGTGCATACTCAAAAAGATAATCCTCCGATTTTAAAGGATCAACACGGGGTTTATTATATGGCCGAAGAAAAGGATGTTTTCTTGTGGGAAAAAGATGGCAAAGTGCAAACGGTAGGAGATTGGATCATAGTGGAAATGGATAAGGAGGCTGAATCAAAGACTATTATCATTATGCCTAAAAAGAAGCAGGAAACATTTGGAACTGTGAGATTCGTTAATGATGATATTGAAAAGAATATTGGGTTAAAGGTAGGTGATCGTGTTATGGTTGATAAAAGGTATAATTACAATTTTAAATACGATAAGGAGGAACTTGCAAGGGTTGACTTTAAAATCGGTTTATTTGGAATAAAAACAGAATAAAATGGACGAATATCTTGATGAAAAGCCCTCTCGCAAAAAGACTGTAAATAAAAGGGAGGTTGTAAAGATAGACCTATCGGACGATTGGAGTTATAAAGATCGTATGGGTTGGTTAATTAAGGGAGCGCAGTCGAGTGTTGATGAGATAATAAAATCACTTCATCAACCAATGGAATTAGAAACTTTAAGGGATATTAGTTATAAAAATGCTACTTCCGGGAGAGAGGAAGCAATCATTACTACCAAAAATATTCTAATGTACATTGGAGAGTTATCTAAATCTCTTAAAAAGACTACTGATAGTGAAAGTGGTATAGAAAAGCAAAAAGACTTTGAGGGTGGTTTTGCTGAACAATTTGCTAGTAAGAAAAATTAGATGGATAATTCATTACAGGAGATAATGATTGATGTTTCGGACTTCGTACCACAGTCCGAAAAGAAAAAAAAAATATGGGATTATGGTTATAATGAGAAGTATGATCTTGTAGTTATAAGCCATACTGGTCAAATTGGTGATATTGTCGAAATAGCTGATTTAAAAATAGCATTACCTCCTAAACCCAAAGAGAAAGATATTCTTAACTACAATAAGCGAAAAGAACTCCAAAAATGGGATAGGAAGCCATTACCGGATGAATTAATTAAAACTGAAACAGAAAAGGAATTTCGATCATTTGGTGAGAATTTCGTAAACAAACATCTCCCTTACATCAATAATGAATTTGAGAAAAGGAGCAAAGGGGTGTGGTTTTACAACAATGGAGAAGCAACATATCTTACGGGTAGGAATTATATGTTTGTTCAATGGAGTAAGCTGCAACATAAATACTATCCAGATTATCGTTATCCACAAAGAGTATTGTATTATCATTGGGAGGCTTGTGTAGCAGACAATAGATGTTTGGGCCAATGTTATTGTAAAAATAGGAGATCTGGATACAGTACAATGGATTCGTCTGATAATGTTGATTATGGAACTCAAACTGAATCTGCTGCTGTGGGAATGATGAGTAAAACTTCTGCTGATGCAAAAAAGAAGTTTACTAAAATGGTTGTTCCGATCTACAAGCATTACCCTTTCTTTTTTAAACCTATTCAGGATGGTACTACAAATCCAAAAGTAGAACTCGCTTTTAGAGAGGTTTCGAGGCGAATAACATCACAGGAAAAAGGAACTAAAAAATCTGATGAAGGACTTAATACCTCGATAACACATCACACTACTACCCTTAACAGTATGGATGGTGATGAAATAAACAAAATGTCCTTAGATGAAATCGGGAAGTTTGCTAAAGAATGTCCATTTGATGATTATTGGCAAATTGCTAAAGAATGTTTGGTTAAAGGGGAGGAGGTTGTTGGGAAAGTAATGGCCGGATCAACGGCAAATGCACATGATAAAGGTGGAGCTGAATTTAAAAGTATCTTTTATGATTCTAAATTAGAAACCCGTGATCTTGATACTCAACAAACCATTTCCGGGTTATACTCTTTGTTTATTCCTGCCGAGTACAACCTTTCTGGATATTTTGACCAGTATGGAAATTGCATATTAGAAAACAATCCCGATGGTGTATTAAATAATTTAGGCAAAATAAAGACAAATGGATCAATTGCGTTTTTAAAAGCCAAAAGGAAGCAATTAGCAAGTCAGCCAGACAAATTAAATGAGGAATTACGTAAACACCCATCTAACGAACGTCATGCTTTCCTTACCGGAACAGAAGATTGTCTATTTGATTCAATGAAAATAGAAGATCAGCTAGCTTATAATGAAACCAAAATTGATTTAAGAACTAAGAGGTCGGGATTGTGGATGCGTGGTGATTTAGTTTGGATCGTTAAATACGAATCTGTGAGGTGGATTAATAATCCAAAGGGTAAATTTCTTACATCTTATATTCCAAGTGGAGAGATTGCCAATAATCACATTATAATTAAGGGGAAACGTGCGCCCGGAAATTCACATTTATTTGCCGGAGGTGTGGATAGTTATGATATTAGTGGAACAGTAGATGGTAAAGGATCAAAGGGATCGTTTCATATTGTAAGTAAAAATACTTTTCCGTATGCTCCAGAACAATTCTTACTAGAATATTGTGATCGCCCTCAAAACGCTGATATATTTTACGACAACGTAATGAAAGGTTTTGTTTTCTATGGTTGTGAAACGTTAATTGAAAACAACAAGCCCAGAATATTGTATGAGATTAAAAGGGCCGGACTTCGTAAGTATAGTGCAAATAGGCCGGATAGGAAATTTCACCAGTTAAGTAAGACCGAAAAGGAATTGGGTGGGATTCCCTCATCATCAAGTACAGTTCCTTCTCACGCAGAATTTATAGAGAATTATGTTTTGCGTAGATGCGGTGTTAATACAATAGAAGAATTTGGGGAGGTTGGTAGAATGGGAAATACTTATTCCGATGAGTTACTTTATGATTGGCTGACATTTGATATTCATAAAAGGGAGAAATTTGACAGGTCAATATCAAGTGGATATGCTTTATGGTTAGCAAATAAGATTATGACGAAGGCTACCGGGGGAAAGAAAAAGATTTACAAGTATTTTTAATTATACAAAAGACTGACTGCTCTCAATTTGATTTTGACATTGATCTAAATAAGGGGCATCTGTTGGATCGGGTATAGAAACCCCAACTTCATCTTGGGCATATTTAATGAACTTATCAATTACTTTTGACATTTCTGATGTATCTAAGTCTGCCAATGATCGGTAAAGGTCTAGCCCTTTTTTTTCATAATGAAACATATCGTGATTCAATTTTTTAACAAGCTGCTCTACTTCTCTTTTGTTAAACCCAATTTGAGTTCCAAAATAAGCCATGATTAAATGAATGTAATTATTCTGGTTTATCGTTTTTTTGCTTCGTTTTTCGGTTAAATCAACTTTACATTTTTTTTCAAGTAGATACTTTGATCTGGATTGATATTGACTAATGCCGATTGGGGTATTAAGGTCGTATAGCATTTTGTTGATTTTTAAATTTCCAATAATATCCTTTTGTTGATTTTCTTTTACCAAGACAACAAGCGGATATATGTTTAGTGTTCATTATTCTATTTGCTTGTGATATTGAATGATATTCTATTCTCTCTCCTGTTTTTACTCCGTTTCGTTTATAAAACTCACTAAGGGGCTTTAGATTATTGCATTTATTACATTTTTTTTGACTTTTCATAATATAGCTTTTAGTGTATAGCGTTAAAGAAAGTGTGCAGGTGCTATACAACCTCATTGAACAGGATTCGACCCCTGACACTTGACAAAGATAATTAAAATTATGATTAACTTTGTAAAAAGTATATTATGCAAGACAATCATTATCTTGGAGAGATGTCTGGGAGTTATCCTTCCCCAACAGTCCCAAATAGCCAAAAGAATAAAGCATATATTTTACAATATGGCCGAAGTATGTATCGGGCATGGACAACAAGCGGAGCAGGAGGTTTTTATTTGGATAGATCAAGGAAGCTATATGCACAATCCTACCGATTAGGACTTCAAGACCCCACCAAAATTAAAAGCCTTATGAATCTTAAAGGCGATATAGTTGAGGCTAATGTTAATTATGACCCACTTCCAATCGTCCAGAAGTTTGCTGATCTAATGGTAAATAATATTCTGAACAACAATTATAAGTTAAAATTAGAGTTTGTTGATAATATTGCAGTTGAAAAAAAGGATGCTTATCGAACAAACTTAGAGGAAACAATGTTGAGGAAGCCTATTGCTGATTTATTAACACAGGTTACAGGTGTTGATGTTAGGGATAAGAATGTCCCGGCTGACGATGAAGATTTAGAATTAATGTTGGAAGTTGATTATAGGGATGTTGATGAGATCAGCTTATTGAATTTAATTAACTCGATAAAGACTACTAACGGCTATCCTGATATAGCGAGGGAAATTGTAGATGATCTTGTGACTTTTAATGAAATTGCTACTCGCCAAAGGGTTGATGAGAAAGAGGGAATTGTTATTGAGTATGTAAATGACATGAATTTTATCCGATCTGTATCAAAAGACAAGTCGAATAAAAACCTCCAACACGCAGGAGAGGTAAAAACCATTACATTTTCAGAACTTAGGCAAAGAATCAAAGCCATAGATGGAATTACTGATGATGATTTGAATGATCTAGCCAAAGGGGTTGCTGCAAATACCGGAGGTTATAGTGGTGTAGATTGGAATGATCCAGTTTATAAGGATCGTATTTATGGTGGCAATAGATGGTACGATGAACTTTCGGTTGACATACTGGAATTTGAGTTTATGGATGTTAATTATGATCTCTATGAGAAAAAACAGACAAAATTAGGGCTTCCGGTTATTCACAAACGTCCAGATGGTTATGTCCTTCCAAAAGAAAGTAGATTTGATGGTGATTTCAGGGAATTATTTACTGATGCCTATCAAACTGTTTATAAAGGAGCTTGGATCATTGATTCGGATTTTATGTTTGATAGTGGTAGGGCCGATAATGTTTTAATGCAGGGAAAGGATTTATCAAAAGCAAGGTTAAATTACACCGTTTACACTATTCAGGGTAAATCAATGGTTGAGCGTATGATTGCTTATGCAGATCAAATGTGGATCACTCATATAAAACATCAGCATTTAATATCGAGATTACGTCCTGCCGGAGTTAGTGTAAATGTAAGTGCCTTGGAAGATGCCCTAGAAAAGAAGGATGGAGAATATTATGAACCACTTGATTTAATGAATTATTATAATGTAACAGGAGATGCGCTATACCGTGATGATTCAGAGGAAGAAGGACTTCCGCGTAGAGGCGATCCGATAAAGCCTATGCCTAATGTTATGGGTAGTCAACTCACGGAATTGACAGTTGTTTATAATCATAATTTGGACATTATCAGGGATATGACCAACATCAATAAATTTATGGATGGTAGTCAGGTAAGTTCAAAAACATTGGTTGGTGTCCAGAAGCAGGGGATCGAGCAGAGTAATATGGGTATTGAACATTTGCGTTATGCTTATGAATTTGCAGTTAAAGACAATGCGAAGGTTTTAATTATGATGATTCAGGATGTTTTTAAATACTCTAATGTAATAGAAGCATACACTAAATCGGTTGGTAAATATTCAATGGATGTTATTAAGCGGATCAAAAACATTCCAATTGAACAATTGAATATTGTTATAGAGTATGGAATGACTGAATATGAGGAAGCTACTCTTAACCAAGACATAAATGTTTCTATTCAAGCCGGGGAATTGCGTATTGAAGATGCTATAATGATCCGGGAAATAGATGATATTCGATTGGCTAATAAAATGCTGATTAAACGTAAAAAGATTTATGCAAAAGAAAAGGCCCAAGAACAGGAAGCTATTCATAAACAGAATATGGAGGCTAAAAAAGCCGATTCAGATGCTAAAGCGCAGCAAGTTCAGATGGAGGCGCAGGCCAAGGCGCAGGGGGAAATAATGGTGCTAAACACCAAATTCAATCTTGAAAAATTAGATAAGATTCAATCCCAGAAAGATGCTAAAGAATTGCTTAATCTTGAATACGGTCATAAAAAGGATATTACAAGGATAGAGGCTGAAAGTCAGAAGGGGAAATTGGATATGCAGGAACAATCAAAGGATCGTAGGGCCGATAAAACAAAAAGTCAGGAAAGTAAAATTGTAGAACAGAAGGAGAACAACACCGGAGCGCAAGATTTTACTCAACCGGAGCTGAACCAGATGCAGTCACCCGTTTAAGTTTTAAAACTTTATCATTACATTCTTCAATTTTCATATTCATTAGTGCAATTGCATGGGTTTGATCGCTACCTTGATACAATGGATTTCTTTGATGCCAATCAATATGTAGGTATGCAATCCTAAGACAATCTTCGGCTATGATTAGCTCCCTATCACTATCAACAGGAGGTACATCGAATATATCAAGCTGATCGCTCATTGTTCTGTTTGTTGTTTGAGCCGTTATAAAAAGTAGTTAATTTAACTACCGTACTATAAAAAACCTCTTTACCTCGTTCTAATCTACTAATTGTAGCCTTTGAAACTCCTGTTAATTTTTCAACTTCTCTTAGGCTTAGTCCTAATAATTTTCGATTGACTTTAAAATTATCATCACTCGGCATCTTCGCCTTTAGTTGGGCTTCTGCATCTTCATAACCCCTTACATAATTTCTCGCATCAGTAACCATTCTACCATCATAGTCATTCGGACTGTCTAAGACACTTTTTGCTTGGTAATATTCT